TATTCATTAACGTTTGTCCTGTATGGTCTTGTATCTCAAATATACCTGCATTTTGTAATTGAATGGTAGTATTAACATTAGTAGTTGGTGCTTCTGAATTAAGATAGAGACCCGTAATCTCATTTCCATTACTATACAAAGTAGTTAATCCATCAATTGTATTTGTTAAATTACTTGGTGCTCCTTGAATACCATTAGATGATGCCATCTTTATTTATAGAAAATATTATTTATATAAATAATATTCTTATATACTATTAAATGGAAGTAGTAAAGAGTTATTCATTATATTTCAATACACGAGAAGCGGATTATGGTGATAGTAACAACTGTACATTTATATTTACGACACCTTTAGTTCTAACTAATAATCAAAATCGCTTTCGTGTATCAACACCTATGGTAGAAATACCTTATTCATTTAGTCAATTGAATGCTAATAATAATATAGTCAATTTTACATATTCCGATACTGCACCTATACCACGAACAAATATTGCTTTAACATTTACCATACCCGAAGGAAATTATAATATTTTACAGCTCATTATTATTTTCATTCAACTTACTGTAGCAAGTATAAATGCTAACGGAGTTATCAATGGTGCAATAGATCCTAATAATGTAACTGTTTCTAATTTTAGTATTACTTATAATCCACAAACGAGTGAAACGACTTGGAAATTAATTTATACGCCATCAACTTTTGCTTATACGTGGACAGTAACATATGATTTTACTTTTGCTTTTGTTATTGGAACAATGTTTGGATGGCGAATTACTGATATTGTAACAATAACAGATATACCTCAAACGACCCCCAATAAAGTCATGGTTAATCCAATCACCAGTATTTATATACGTTCTGAAAGTCTAAAGTTTGAAAGTAATTATGAAGCAATTGTTAGAAATAGTACAACACTATCCACTAACAGAAATAATTATCAGAATTCAGATGTATTAACAAAAATACCAATAACAACATTACCTAATTCTATTATTTATTTTAGAAGTGATTATAAAAGTATTATTAGTAATAAAGAATTGGGTGAGTTAAATCTGTACGTTAGTGATAATTTAAGTCCAGCATTTAATTTAGATCTTCAGGGGTTAAATTATGGTATCTATATCTTATTGGAAGAAGTCATGATACCTAAACAAAATCAATTTCAAGATAAGATTGAATTACAACAATTAATCCAAACTCAATTAATTGATGAAAGACAAAAATTGATGGAAGATTTAATCAAAGAAAAACAAGAATTAGAAAATGAAATAAAAATAAATAATATCATAGATATGTAAAATGGAAAACTGGTTACCTTTCTCTATGAAACCTCCAGCTAAACGCCCTGTTAATTTTAATCCTTTATTTGAAGTTGGAGGTAATCCCAAAGTAATGAATTATAAAATGGAAGGTGATCCGTTAATTGATGCTAATCCACTCGTTAATAAAGCAATGACGGATTATCCTTTTGCGTATACAAATCCCCTCATGTATAATTATAATCGTGGCGGATTACGGAATCCAAAGCCTGTTATTCCTACGATTGATAACGGCCGTTCATTGTTAGAAGTGGATAATTTGGATTATTCAAATTATTACAATAGTCGGAAATGATTACTAATAAAAAAAATTATTTTTATCTTATTAGAATATAAATGGCGCAATTTACTCAACAAAACCAAGAAGTTCATTCTTATATGTTAACGGACATTCCAGATTGTCTTAAATCAAATTCTAATCCTCAATCTGTTAAAAGTCGCAATCGTATCTTTCAAGTCTCTTCTACTTCACAATCACAAAACTCCGGTGGTGTGATTCTATTTAACATTCCTCCTTCTAATTATTCAATCACTAAAAAAACGATGGCTTTACGGTGCCGTGTCACTGCTACTACTGCTGTAGGCCCCACCTATAATACCAGTTTTGCAGCGGGATGTCTTGGATTTCAAGGCCCTGGTTCAACTAGTGTTGCGTACGCCCAACCTCCAGTTGGTGCTGGTGGTTCTCTTAATAATGCCTATGTTCCTCATTTTGGTAATGGGTATTCTTGGATGCAACGTTTAACATGCTACGGCGCTAATAGTTCAATTATTGCTCAACACAACTTCCTCAACGATGAAATGAATGCCTTATTACTCCACAACTCAAGTGATAACTGGTTACGAAATGATGCTTCTATCTTTCTTGGTATGGGTCAACAATGGTATGTCGTTGGTGCTACTCAATCTTATATTGATTTAGTACTTCCTCTTCCTTTGAGTATCTTTCAATCTCCTACGCAAAACTTTCCAGCTCACTTACTCTCTGCTCCTCTTACAATCCAAATTGACCTCGCTTCTCTTGGACGTGCCATTATTGCTGGTGGAACTGTAGCTTGTTCTGAATACACTGTTTCCAACACCTTTTTAATTTATCAAGCTGTGGAACTCCCCTCGGCAATGATTGAAGCTTACCGTCAAGCAGTTCGTAGTTCTCCTTTTGTTATGACTTGCACGAACACGCTGTCGGTTCAGGTACCACAGTCCATCCTTACTTCTTATACCTTGGGTCTTAATGCCTCAAGTATCAGGGGTGTTATGTTACTACCAAGTTCTATCGTATCTTATAGTGTTGGTTCGCAACTTTACTATTTACGGTCTTGTACTGATGCCTATTTTGGAAATCAAACATCTGGTAATGGTTCTGGTGTAAATGCTCAATTGTATTTTGATGGCAATTTAATCAATAGCAATATTGTAGATAATGTTCCAAATACGTTTGCTATGTTGAAACAATTTATGCATCACAATTTACAAGTTGTTACACAATCTTCTCCTAACCCCCCTGCTTTATCAACAACTCTCAATAATTCAGGATTAGGTGCTACATTGTATTGCAATCAATTATATGTTGTTGGTTTTGATACCTCCAGCTTTGATGATGAAAGCACGATATTCCCTGGTACCCCTGCTACCAACGTTAATATTCAACTTAATGGATATGGTGCTACTTTTGCTGGTGCCACTTCCAGCAATTTAGTTACTGTATGTGTTTTATATGACGTTTTAGTTGCCTTTGGGGAAGATGGTACAATTAGTGTTAAGCGATAAAAATTAATTTTTATTTTATATTTTTTAAAAATATAAAATTTATTTACCGAGCATTACCAAATAAGGCCTTATTATCGCAATTTTCTAAATTTAATGATAAAATCATATAAGCAAAATTAGCTCGAGTCCAAGTTAATGTAGTTGATAATGTAAATGGTGCTATAATAGCACCTGCTGCACCTGCACCAAATTGAGCGATAAACATGTTAATAGAGATATTTCCTTGTCCTACATTTACTAAAAACTCACGTCTTCCTCCAACATCTGAATGTGTATAATTCGCATTGTTAGCAAAATTCATACCTTGGATGGCATTGCCAGGGAATTGAAAGGATGGTGAACTAATGTTTATTAATTGTGGAGCATATCCGAAAGTAGTAGTATTTACTTCTCCACTTGCTATCTGCATTCCTTCAACTGTTGCTTTATAAACTCCTGAATTCAAATTACAATTCCTTATCACTGTCACGGGTAATAATGAACTATCACCACCTGCTCGGGATGTTACTGTCTGTCCTCCACTCGGAAATGCTCCTGCGTTTCCCAATACGTCATCTAATGTTATGATAAAAGATACAAGAACCATTTTATTTATTCATAAGAATATAATTTAAATATCCATTTTATCCATTTTTCTAAAAAACACGGGTTTACTGGATACAAGATTAACGGTTAAGAATGGATGGTCGCTTTCATCATGAAAACAATAATCAAATGCTTCATCGGGTATTTCCCAATCTTCTTGTATTGCTTCTCGTTCCTTTTTATTAGCCATAGGAAAGATATATAAAAGATCAGCTTGTTTTCGTAAATTGGGTGCGATGTTTTTATAAGACTGGGTTGTACATATAATTGATAAATTATAATGACGATGATTATAAAATAAATTAGTGATACAATTCTTCTTCATACTACGAGGGAGATCGGCAACACAATCATCTAACCATAAACAATTATAAATGTCTGGTAATTTTCTATTTAATTTCTTTTCTTTCATTTTCTTGGTTGCCATTTCATTTTTTATAAAATCAGTAATTGATTTAATATTCATTTCATTTAAATCCGTAAAGTATTTACCTTCTTTATCTAATTCTTCTCTTAATTGTTTTGTTTTTTCTTCTTTGGATGGACTAATAAGCCATATATTTCCAAAATATCCTTTGAATATTTGTTTAGATCCTAACATATTGAGAGCAAGACTACTTTTACCTGTTCTCTTTTTTCCACTAATAAGCATGATTGAACCTTTGGTATTTTTTAAAAATGGTGCATCTTTAGATACATCATCTTTATCTAGTGCTTTAAAAACAGATGATAAGCTCATTTTATATATATGATGGGATTTTTTATTTATATTCTAATCATGTATTAGAATATGAGTCGTCCCATTGATATAGAACTTTACGAAAAAGTAAAGAAAATGGCTGATAAGATTTATGATAAACCAAGTGCTTATAAAAGTGGATACATTGTTAATACTTATAAACGAATGGGGGGAAGATATACTGGAAGTTCAAAAGATATTGGACTGGATAGATGGTATAAAGAACAGTGGAGGGACATTGGTGACAAAGAATATCCTGTCTATAGACCAACGAAAAAGATCACAAAAGACACTCCATTAACAATAAAAGAAATAGATCCAAAAAATCTAAAAAAACAAATTACATTAAAACAAAAAATAAAAGGAAAGAAGAATTTACCTGCCTTTAAATCAAAATAAAATGAATGATTGGAATCAGATTAATTTTTTTTATTGATTTTCATTTTTATATTATGAGACGTGGGACGTGAGACACGTGGGGGTCTGGGTTGGTATATATATATGTATATAATTGTATAATATTTTGTATTTTTGTGAAAATCAATAAATTGGTTTCAATATTTCTACTTTGTATATGAAAGTTCTATATTTACTCGTCTCACTCGTCTCACTTGTCTCATTATATAAAATAAGGTATAAACAAGAAGGAATTGATAAAAAAAATGAGACGAGTGAATGAGACGGGCAATCCATCACACATTTCACCCGTCCCGTTTCTCATCTTCAATCTCCATATCCCAACCTTCATCCCATACCTTAACAGTATCCATCCATATTTTTCTCGCATCAACTAAAGAAGCAAATTTTACAAACCTTTTTTGAACACCTTCTACTCGTGGTTTATACTCTTTAACAATCATCATTTTGACATTTTTCCAAAATACAACATCATTTGAAACTCTATATTGATGACTTGATTTACACCAAGCGATATATCGTTCATACATGAGTTTTTTATCAAAACCATCAGCATACTCATTCCATTCTGTTTCAAGCCCTAATGTATCATATAACCAACTTGTAGAACTATCCATTGACATTTTCTTTTCATTGTTAAGACCCTCTGTAATAGGAAACTCTCTTGAATCAAATTTAGTTAAATCATATTGATATAAAAAATCGGCTATTTTTTGAGTAGGTAAATTGATAATCTTATCAAAATATGCTTTTGATTCTGGAGTTTGAATACCAGCATATTTATTATCCAATTCGTGAACATTATACCTTCTTGAATCATCTCCAGCAGGAACACTCCAATCTTCATTAGTAGCAACAACAGGATTAATATAAGAATTGGCATAATAAAACCCAGTATGTTTATGTTCTATTTTTACAGTACTTTCAGTAATCAATGCTTTTAGAATTCCAGCGTTTTTCTTGTCTCCACCCCAAACCATCTCATCAAAGAATAACATACAACATCCTTCAAAAATAGATGTAAATTGACCAAAAATATCATTTTGATTTTTAACAGGTCTAAAATGTCCCTGTGCTCCAGTTTCAGCATTATACTTTCCTATAATACGGGCAATATGCTCTAATATAACTCCCTTACCAGCTCCTTCTTTTGATTTCAATACTAAAGTAATATTCCATTTTTTATAAGGTTGTTGGATGGCTTGAGCGAATAATCCTATGATATGATAATAACTTTTTTCATCTCCTTTACACCATATATGTAAAATATGATCTAAAAAAGGTTTGATATCCTCTTCCGATACACTATCACCAGAAGGTAAATATTCAAATCCTTTAAATACATTATAAAATGGTTGAGGTTCTAATGATGGATAAAAATTTAATAGAGGATATTTTTTCTTTTTTTCATATCCTAAAAAGTAATCATTTGTTAATGAGAAACAAGGTTTATACAACCCGCTCGCCATTTTACGTAATGTTTTTGTATTTTGATCGGTAGCGAATGTACTTAAAAATGTATTGTATTTTACAGCATAATGAACTTTCCTCATTTTCTTTCCGTGAACCATTTTATAATTATGTCTAACTACTAAATAATTTGAATCTGTTATCGTATTAAAAAAATAATCACATAATTTATAAATAGGCTTCAAATATTCATCACGTGTTGATAAATCTTCTAATTGACCTTTATGAGTAATACAAAAATCTTCTATCAACTTAAAATCAAATTCCATTAATGGTTCTAAATCAAAATCCAACAATGGTTCTAAAACAATTTCTTCTTTTTTTTCTAATTCATGTAAATCCAATACATTTGTAAATTCTATAAATTTCTTCATTGGTTTATTGATAAATTGTAATGGAATTCCTGTTTCTTCAAAAATGTAATCATTCAATTCTTCATATGGAATATCAGTAATGCCGTGTAAAAATCCATCAAATGAATAAACATAGATTGGAACTCCTTTTGATGCAAAATATTCCATTGCTTTCAATACAATTTGGTTTTCAATATTATTCAAATAACAAGACAAGGCAGAATATTTAGGTTGATATTTATCTCTTTTTTTAGCATCTTTCAATAAATTAGGATATTCTAAACATATCTTATCAGCAAGAGCCGTTCCTTGTTTTTTATACGTATCAGCAATATCACAAGTAATATCATTTGCCTTTACTTCCATAGGAATGTTAGCTCCATATAATAATGAATTGAACAGTTGTTTAGTTTGAGAATGAGCGTATCCTATTTTCTCTTTAAATATATCAAAAATATCCGATCTATCTCTAATATAACCATCAATGGCATCGGATTGTAAATCATAATGATTAGCAACAGACCTTGCAATAGTAGGATGACAACATACAGCATCCGTATCCGTCGCATTGTATCTATATAATGAATTCCGAAAAGAAGAAGGTAATCCTTGACATGAAGCACCAACAGCATACATACGATTAGGTTCATTTTTAATAGTAGAACGATAATCAATAGGATTATTCAATGAAGAGACGTACTGTTTCCATATTTTTAACGAACCGGATCCTTTCACTTTATCACCTTTAGGATTTTTCGGATTAGTAAATGGCATATCAATTTCCGAGAATCGATCGGTAATTAATTTAACCATTCCCATATCCGGTTTTTCCGTCAGCGATAATTCAAACGGGATGTCAAGATATCCGAGTTTCATTTATTATAATCACATATTCTTTTAAATTTTTTTTATGAATTTTCATTTTTATAAATCTATCCCCTAACAAAAATTAATAAAAAAATTAATAAAAAAATTAATAAAAAAATTAATAAAAAAATTAATAAAAATGAAATTATAAAAAAATTATATTCGTTTTTAATAAAATCAAGAAATGCCTAAAGTCTCACGTTCATGCCAGTCTACGGTATTCAATTACTCTTGTGGTTGTGGCTATAGTATAAAGTGTAATACTAACGCACAACGAACATTGATGAGAAATGCACATAAGAAAAAATCGTGTCCTCTTGAAACTATCTTAATAGTTGAAGAACGCGAACCAATGAGACATCTTCGGGGAGTTGAAGTTCCTCAACAGGTTAGAGAAGAGAGATTAATGGAAACAATTTCTAATTTTTTACAATTACAATAAAAATGAAAAAAAATAAATAAAAATGAAATTATAAAAAAATTATATTGGTTTTTAGTAAAATGTCAGATTGTCCGATTTGTTACACCACCTACGGCGACCAACCTGATGGGTCATTTCTTACTAAAGATGGAAAAAATAATAGCGAGATGGCTGATGAATGTAAACATTACGTGTGTTATAGATGTTGTTATCAGTTAAGTAAACAAAAAATTGTATCATGTCCGTTGTGTAGAGAAGATTGGACAGAATGGATACACACACACTACGAAGAAGACGAAGAAGAAGAAGAAGAAGAGGAAGACGAAGAAATAATAGACGAAAATAGTTGTGAACGTTGTGGTAAGGGGATTGATTTTGAAAATGAAAGCGGACTATGTAGGTGTATATGTAGTTGTGGTATGTATCCAAAATCATCGTGTCCGTATGGATGTGGTGAATAAAAATGAAAAAAAATTAAATATTTAAAAATGAAACTAAATAATAAAACATGTCACCTAACAAAGTTTACTTTTTAGTTTGTGATTGTGGAAATTTTACTATCTGTTGTAAGACAGAAGAACAATTGAATATGGAATATGAAAAACATAATAAATACTGTAAACAGATAGCTAGTTCTACAACTCATACTCCAATTAATCCAAACGGAATTTTATCTCAACGAGAAATAGATGAATTAACACTATCCATAAAGATATTTAATGCATGTGACGACGATTAATAAAAATGAAAATAAATAATTATTTAAATAAATAATTATTTAAATATAATGATAAGTAAAGAGGATTTACTAAAATATTATTTTTCAATG